CGAAACCTTGCGAATAGCGTTATAGACCGATTTTTTCGAAGCGGCAAGATTTTGACCTAGCCCGGTCGCCACCAGCACATACGGTCCGGTGGTCTGGTACATCGGCTTGTCGACGACCTTGCCGCCATCCATCACCGGACCCCGGCCGATCATCACGGCGCACGGGTGAATGTCCTCCCAAACCTCGTCCAGCCCCGAGATCGGATTGCCCTCCACTTCATCGGGCGTGAATTTTTCAGACGGGTAGGGCGGTTGCGCGCAAACGACGCCGGTACAGACCTCGCGAGACACTTTCAGCGTGTCCTTGCCGTCGAGCGCGTCCTTCATCCACTGGAGAGGATCGCCCTTGTGCGACGCGATCTGGAGGAACCAGGCCGGATACCCAAGGCGCATGGTGAACTCGAACGGCCACGCCTTGCCCTTCTTGTCGATGCCGACTCCGACCGACGTGTCGCCGCGGTGGTTGAGTTTCCGGAACAGGCTTTCCAGCGGAAACAGGCACTCTTCGGCGAGCAGGCTGGTTTCTACGTACTGGGTGACCGTTCCCTGCTCCCCGGTCGCCGGACCGATCTCTCCGTTCATCAGCTTCTTGTGCTCGAAGCAGATTTGCCACTTGTCCTCCAGAAAACCCTCTTTCCCGAACCAGCCCGACACTCCGAACTCGCACAGCATGTCGATCTTTTCCTGGAGCATGCACGGACCTCGGAGCTTAAGCCCTCGGTCTATTTTCTGCTCGATCCAGCCAACCATGTCGGCAGGGTCTTTCGAGACATAGGTGAGCGACTTGTCGCACTCATCGCCCATCGTCTTGAACACGTAGGCATCCGAGGATTTGCGGGCGTGCGCTGCGGCTTCTTCGAGGCTGTTGAACATCTTGTACGGCGGGAGGTCTATCCCGGCCTTTTTCAAGGCGTCCATGCCGAGCGAGCGCTTCACTTCCAGCGCCGCGGACTGCTGCGAAGGCCCGAAGATCGGCAGGCCCAATTCCCGGTAGCGATCGAGCTCGGCGAGATACTTGCAGTTGCCGGTGTTGAGAATCACTCCGTTGCGCGCCCATTGCATGTGGTCGCGCCAGTCGCGCACTCGGGCGATGCCCTTGAAACCCTCTCCGTCCCTAGATTTTTTCGCATCGGCGCGAAACCAGCGCACTTCATGGCCCGCTTCCGAACAGCGGAGCGCAAAATCGAGGCCGAGACCTTCGACATCTACCATCAAAAGGCGTATGGCGGCCTCCTGATGCTTGGTCCTTTTGTCGCAGGGGCGGTCATGGGTCTCACCGCCGACCTAAAACCCGCTGCCAAGAAGCTGGCGCGCGGCGTGTGGGCCAAGGTACATTCCGGACCTCGTGGCGGCCTGGCGTACCAGCTTGGCAAGCGCGTTTCTCGTTTTCGGAGACCCCTTCGTCGCAAGCGCACGTAGGGCGTTCATTCCGGGCTTCGTGTAGGCTCCGGCGGCGGCCACTCCTGCGCCAGCCAAGATGGGGTGAGCCGCTGCTGCGGCAGCAATAGCTCCGGCATGGGCCGCGCCTTCTACGGCGAGCCCGGTTCCGGCGCCGCCCTCGATCAAATCCGAGAGACGGCTGTTCGAGGGCACGGTGAGGACTTGCTGGGCCTCTTTGGCGTCCTTCTGCATCATCGCTGCGCCGCGCGCGAACGCGCCCTTGCCGACGCTCCGGTCTCCCTTCTTGACGGACGCCATCAGGTCGTCGGGCGTGATGAGGCCACCGGATTTGATCCGGCGGCCAGCTGCATCGCGTAGCCGGGTGAATGCGGCCCACGACTGGTTGAGCCGCTTGAGCGTCGGCGCATAGACCGGGTTCGATCGCTCAAGGTCATACTTCATCAACCCAACGAGATCGCTGATCTTGCTCCCGAGCTCCCGTTGCCCCGCATCAGCCGACCCGCGATATTTCCGAGCGAATGTGGTCAGCTCGCTTTCGGCCTTCTTGAACGTCTCTCCGTCCATTTCACCGTTTGCTCCGAAGCGAGGAGCGACACGGTTGGCAATGATCGCCTCGAACTGGCGGTGAGCGTCGGCGGGAAGTTCCTTCGCCTCATTCAAGAGGCTCTGCACGCTCTTGATGAACGTCGCTCCGGGTTTGAACGTCAGTTTCGGGAGGATCTTGCCGTAAGCGCTGCTGAGGGCCTGCTCGACCTTATCGACGCCTTCGTGTCCTACCGGACCATCTTGGTACTTGATGCCCAGCGGCTCGAGCACACGGTTGTAGATCGCCCGGTTCCAGTCCTCCAATGACTGCTGGTGAGCGTGGTTAATGAGCGTGCGAAGGCCGGGGAACATCCTCGCCCGATCTTCCGCAGCCTTGGTCGCACCGCCCGCCATGTCGCCGGGAGTGAGGCGAACGCCCTTGTCGATCAGCGACTGCACCGCCTTCGAAAATTTGGGAGCGAGCACCTTGCGCGCACCAGCCCCGATACGGTCTCCGATCAAGGCGCCTCCAGTAGCCTCTGCAGCGCCGATTCCAGCGCGTTTGAGGCGCTGCATGGCATTTCCCCCATGCGCGCCCTCGGCGGCTCCGTAGGCCGCCGCAGGGGCCACTACGCGGCCAATTCGGGCAAGGGCATTGCCACCTTTGAACGCGGCACCGATCTTGTTGAACGGAGACGCGACAATCCCCGCGATGTCGGCGACTGTCGACGTTGGCCCGTGCTCCTGCGCGTCGGCGGCGCTCTGGCGGTTTTCACGCTCCAGATTGGCGCGATAGGCTTTCTTGAAGCCCTCGCTCCACATCGTATCTTCCTTCCGGCCCGTGAGACGGTCGAGAGGAACCACGGCGTTGGCGGCGGCGGAGACGTTGTTCGCGAAGCCAGCAAGAGCCGAATTGTTGAATCCTCTAACGAACGAGCCAGCCATGCCCTCGGCGCGGTCGGAGACGGTCTTTCGCTTCGCTCCGGCCGACGGATCCCGTCTGAGGACTTCGGCCTGAACCTGTTCCTGCGTCGCTCCGGCAGGCCCTTCGATGCGGTAGGTCTTACCGTTGGGAGCGGTGAGCTGGTAGATCGGCACCTTACTGACCCACGACGGTGAGCTTGCCCCATCCACCGGAAGGGTTCGACGCGATACCGCCCATCTCGCGCTTGGTGTCGTCCGACAGCCAGCGATCGAAGTCGTTCTTCCCGGTCACCTGCTCGTACTGGCGGCGCTGGCCTTCGAGCTGCCCGATCATCAGCTGCTTCTGGTTGTCGATGAAGCCCATGAGCTGGTCAGGAGAATTGATGTTGTTCATCTCCTTGGCGATGTCCTGCTGCTCGCTGACACCTCCGCCCATCCCGGCAACGGCCTTCACCAGCTCGCGCGCGACGATGCCCTTCACGGCGTTGAAGTTGGTCGGTGCGGCCGACCCGAACTCGCGCCCGAAGAACTGCTTGATCGTGTTGAACGCCTGAACATTGCCGTTCTTCAGCGCCATGCTGAGAATGCCGAGCGTGTTGAGGTGCGAGACCGCGACATTGAGCGACCTGATCTGGCCGCCCGACGTTCCGGGAGAAGAACTGCCCAGCCCCTGGGCGTACTTGTTCTTCATGTTGAAGGTGGTCTCATCGAAATTCGGGTTGATCTGATGAGCCCGGGCGATCACCCATTCGCGCTCTGCAGCGGGGAGGCGGGAAATAGCGGTCGTCGCCTTGATGTCGTTGTTCGCGACCATCTCGGCAACGGATTCGCGGGCTTGCGAGCGGGAGATGCCCCCGCCCGATGACAGGGCTTTGTCGACTGCTCCGGGACCGGCATTATAGGCCGCGACGGCCTTTGCCATGTCCCCGTTGTAGCGGCTCACGAGCTTCTGGAAGTACGCAAAGCCAAGCCTCCGATTGTAGTCCGCATCGGTGCGCGCCTTTGCGGCATCGAACCTCATTCCTGCTGCCTGGGCTGCTTCTGGCATGGTGGCAGGCATGAGTTGCGCTGGCCCGACCGCACCCTTTGGAGACGTTCGGAAATTGCCCTGCGCGTCGGTTCCGCCCTCCGCCTCCAGCATCCTTGCATAGACAGCCCTTGCGTCGTTCGGAGTGCCGCCGCCCAATACCTTGCCGACGTAATCCTGCGTTTCCTTGGGGAGGGCCGAGGTCCAGCCGCCGCCTCCGAAGTCCAAGGCGTCCTGGACCTTGTATCCGCCCTTCCCGTCAGGGGTGGCGATGAGGCCGCTGGTTCCGATGTTGACCGGCTTCGATTCCTCCGCCTTGTCGTGCCGGATCGTCTCGGTGAGCTCCTGGTCGGAGCGGTTTGCCGTTCTCTCCTGGAGACCGAACTCGCGGTCCTTTTCCAGCTTGGAGACATATCCGGCGTTCTGCGCGGCCATGGCGCGGGCTTCATCGATGTTGAGAGGGCGCGCCAATGCGGCCTGTTCGTCCTGCTCGCTCATCTGTCCGCCATTGGCGCGGATCATCTCGTCGCGGGTCTGCGTGGCCTTGGCGAGCGCCATTTCAGGCGAGGCACCGCCCTTGACCGCGGCGTCGTAGGCGTCGGCAGTCTCGGCTGCGATGTCCGTCATCCAACTCCACTTGGCCTTGCCGATCTCGGTCTGGCTCATCTGGTTGCCGAGCTCGGCCGCCTTGATGTGCAACTGGTCGAGCATTGCCGCGCGGTTCTGCTTGGCGAGATCGAGGCCCGTCTGCGGGTCGATCCGCATCACGGCGGCCAGCGCGTTTGGCGAGACCGTTCCGTTGGGCTGGAGCGCTCCGGGCTGGGCGAACACCTGCTTGAGCGCGTTCTGGCCGCGCATCGCCTGCTGCTGCTGCTGAAGCTGGAGCTGCAGCATTTGAGATTGGGCGAGACGAGCGGGATCGTTGATCTGCCCCGCCTGCAGAATGATGTTGGGATCGGTCGCCATCAGCCGGGCAATCCTGACATGAGCGAGCCCCAATCGGTCGGCGGTGCGCCCATCATCGACGGGTCGACGAGATTGACCGGCATCGCCATTCCGGGATTGAAGCCGCCACCACCACCGCCGCCTGAGAACATGCTGGTGATACCGCTGAGGAAGCTCTGGTTGTTGAGGAGGTTCGCCCAATTCTGCCCGCCTGCGACGATCCCGGCAGACGCAGCATTGCCGGCACCGATGGTGTTCGCTCCGATCGATCCCGCGACGTTCGATCCCAGGGCGCCGAGATTGGCGGCGGCGTTCTGCCCCGAACCGGCCAACGTCTGGAGCATGTTGAAGCGCTGCTGTTGCTGCTGATAGTAGCTGTTCTGGGCGTTGTAGAAGTCCTGGTCGGCGAGGCCGCCGGCGTTGGCCTGGAGCGCCTTCAGCGCATTTCCAGAGACCAATCCTCCCCTCGACGCGGCGCTGTTCTGGACGGCGCCCATCATCTGGCTGAGGTCGTAATTGTAGCCCGGCGAGGCGTGGAACTTGTCGGCCGTGAACGGCGTGGTGAGAGACCCGAAGTTCGGGTTCGGAGCGGTTGCGCCGGGAACAGCCGCTACAGCGCCCGGATCGGTGATGCCCTGGACATTCCCGCCGGCGAAGCGCCCGCCCCGTACCGGGCGTCCGTTCATCGAATAAGGGGAATATCCTGGGGCGGGTGCGGTTCCGGGAGCGGCGTTCGGGCCAAGCCCCATTTCCGCCATCAGCTCGCTGAATGCGAGCGTCCCGCCAGCGACGAACGGCTGCTCGCGTCCGACTGTCGAGTTATACATCGACAGTTCGGTCTGGCTGGCGGTATTGGCCGCCTGGACTTGGGCGTCAGCGGCGTTCGATGACGAGTCGGAGCCGATCAGTGCCGAGCCAATGCCCAACAGTCCGCCGATGATCCCGCCCATCTATTTGCCGATCCATTTGCTGTGGACCGTCTCGATCGGCCTGTAGCCGAGGGCTGAAAACAGCCGCGACGAGTCCTTGTGATTTTTGGAGACCGCGAAAATCCTGTGGACCCCGCGATTCCTTGCTTCACTTTCCACCGCGCTCATTAGCTTGCGCGCCACCGTCCCACCCCTCACCGATGGATGGGTCCAGTAGATATCCATCGAAAGCTGGACGCATGTTCGATAATGAATGTGAGGCATCAGAATGCCGACGTAATATCCGACGATGCGACCGTGCTGCCGGAGTGTGATGAAGAGAAGCACGCCCGCCTTTTCGAGGGCGTCATATCTCGCCCAATCCACATCGAGAGGAACCTTGTCCTTGTCGAGGGCGAGTTCCTGCCAGTGATGCGGGAACAGGAGTTCGAGTTCAGGCCTTGCGCGCGTGAACGATTCCGTCTGTGCCGTAATGTCAGAAGCGCAAATGGCCGTCACGAAGGGGCTTCCCAGATGTGAGAATAGCCCGCTTAAAAGGGTGACGGTCCCCGGTCGGAGCAATCTACGCTAGTTTGACCTACTGAGCAACTGCCGAAGCTGTACCGCTAAAGCTCATGTCTCGGGTCCCGGATCCGTTCCGCGCAAGAAGCTGGAATTGAGCGGTCGAGCTCGGTGTAAGTCCGGTCTTGGTCGTGTTGACTGTGAGCGTGCCGTCGTTCGTGAAATAGGTGTACGAGTGGAGGCCGGGGTCGTCGATCTGCCGCGTGACGGTGCAATTCGGAGACGACTGGACCTCGGATGCGACGTCGACCCAGGCCGCGCCGTTGTACCATTGCCACTTGCCGTACACAGCGAACGTGCCAGTAGGAGATGCGGCAAGCGTCGTCACGTCCAATGGAGCACTCAAGGCGACGTTTCCGCTCGCTCCAACGGTCACCGAGAGCGGCGACGTGATCGGGCTTCCGTAAGTCGCCGAAGCAATATCTGAAAACGTGCTGACGCTCGCCGATGTCCCGCCCGTTGAACCTCCGTTCGGGGCTGACCCAAGCACCTTGTTCACCACCACGTTGCAGTAAAGCGCGACACCGTTTCTGGTGCTTTTGACCTGAAGGACTGCCGAAGAAGAGCCGAGAGACGTGATCGTGATGTTCCCCGCGGCGATGGTTGCCGAGATCATCCCGCTCGCGACCTCCAGCGCCCACTGGCATTGGGATGTCACGTCGACCCCGTTGCTGGTCCGCTGGACCGAAACCGTCGCCGGCAGAGACGAGGACAGGAACGTGCCCGTATAATCGGCCTTGATCGACAGCGGAGCAGGGGCGGGCATCGCGTCGGTCTGGGAGACGCCGAACTGAGCGAGTGTTTTCAGGAAAGCTGGCGTCGGTCGCCCCTGTGCATCGACGATGCGGAGATTGAGCGGCGTGTTCATCCGACATCGGCCCCGGTGATCGCGACCTTGAACGGATCGGTCGAGGAAAGCTCAAAGATGCGGTCGAGGCCGGTTGCCTTCCTTGTCGATCCCAAGCGGTTGAACCGCACTCGCTTGGCCGTCTCTCCCGCTTTCCCCGCCGAAGTCGTGACCATGTTCGACCAGAGATGGCCGCCGTCGTCGGACCAGCGGAGCATCACTTGAGGGTCGAGCCCCTGAGCGACCTGGTTCCCGGTCTCCATGACGATTTCAAGGCGGTTGAACCTCATCGGCACATTCGGAGCTTCTTTGAGCGCCCTCCACGAGCGGAGCCATTTCCGCTGCGCTCCATTGTCGGTGGGGTTGTCGAGATTGAAGCCGTAGAGATTGCCTGACGCATAGTCGCCGACGACACAGCGGCCGTTGAAGAAGGCATAGGTGTTGCCCGGATGGCGGCCGAAGGCGCCGTTCGAGAAGGACGCCCGCTTGTGCCACAGCCCCGCTCTTATCGTGTAGCACCATGTCACGCCCGCCGTCGGGAAGGTGAGGACATAGAAGGATTCTCCCTCCTGCTCGTAAACGTAGCCGATCGCGTCCGAGATGGTTGGGTAAGTGGCGAGCTCGGCCTCCATGCCGGAATTGGAGATGGGCTTGGCGACATAGCCCTCGACCGCGACGACCTTTCCCTGCCCTTGGTCGTTGCGACTGAGCCAGAACAGGATTTCGCCGCCGATCGCGACCGAATCCTTCGCCGCGCAGCCGCGATGGAGGAACACGCCGTCCAATCGACCGAACGAGAAGCCGGCCAAGCCCTGGTCGGTCCAGATCTCGGCGTCGTTCTGCTTCACGACCCAAATCTCTCTGTGGATCGACTTCAGGGCGACGATATTGTCCGGCAGGCCATCGGCCGACGTGAAGTTAAGCGCGTCCCAGACAGAGAGATCGCCAGCGTTCGATTGGAACCATTCTTGCGTGTTGGCGGCATAGGCCAGCCCGAATGTGTCCTGATACGTCGCTTGCGCCGGCCCGCTGAACGGAAGGCTGAGCGTCGAAAGGATGCCCGATTGAATGAGGTATCCCGCGGCGCCGTCGAACAAGGCCACCTGACCCAGCGGTCCATTGTCGATGATGCTGACACTTCCGGAGCTCGTGCCGATGGTGCCGATGAGGGCCGCGACCCATCCGGTGGAGACGCTGTAAACGCCGTTCCCCGAGACGACGATCGCCGATCCGTTGGAAAGCGGGTGCGAGGCCCGGTGCGGCCCCGTACCCACGGTGGCGAGCAGATCGAGGCCGGGACACATGTACAGCGCGGCGACGTCCTTGCCGTCCTTGGTCTCGACGATCGACGGAAAGAGGTTGACGCACTGGTTGTCCGCGAGGTTGGTGGAGCGCGCCACCATATGGCCGCCGAGGATGGGCGACTTCATCGGTCGAGATAGATGTTATAGGGCCGCCCGACCCCGCGCATCGTGGAATCGAACGTCGCCAGAGGGATCTTGGCATTGATGCGCTTCAGGTCTCCCAGCGTATCCCTGGCGCGCTTGATGACGACCGCAGCCGAGTCCTTCGACTGCTCGGGGAAATAGGGGATCAGCTCGACGCCGAGGTTATACTTGAGCGCGATCGAATAGCCGGGCGGAAGCGAGATCGTCGAAGTCTCGGTCGCCGCCTCGACGAACGGGATCCGGCTCGTGAAGTGGAGCGTGTAGCCCGCGGTAGGAGTCGGCCACACATTGAGAATACCGAGCGGGAATTGCGGGTCATAGAAGATCCACTCGGGCCATGTGCCGGTGACGTTCCTCGATGAGATCGAGTTCCACGCCGCCTGGTCGATCACCGTCACCGGATAGACGTTGCCGTTCAAATCGACGACATAGGCCGATCCGGGAGCCATATTCATGGAAATGGGCCGGGAGACGCTGATGTCGCCGCCCGACCCAATTGTGTACGTCGCCTTGTTCGGCGTGAGGACAACGCTGTTATCGACGTTCGCATAAGCCGCAAGGCTCTGGTTCGACCAGTTGTCCAACATGTCGTTGAAACAGTTGAACGCAGTCTGCATGTCCGCGGCGGTGATGGTCTCACCCGGCGCGTACACGCCTATCTTCGCGAAGGCGTCGGAAGCGATGTCCGTGAACGCGGTCACGCGCCGGCGGCAGAGCCGTCAGTCGGAGCCGGTGCTGGTTCGGGCGCTGCAGCCGGAGCCGGGACGAACGGTGCGAGCTGGCTGTTCATGGTCGAGATTTGACCGGCGAGCGAGGCGTCGAGCGCAGCTGCATTGGCTTCCGCGGCCTGTGCGGCCTCGAGGGCCGGAAGAACGGCGGTGATGGTCTCACCCAGGGTCGCGAGGGCGGCGTTGGTCTGATCGAATGCCATGATTAAGCTCCATGCTTCAAAGGAAAGTTCAGTCTGCTTCGTGGTCTTGAGCCACCAATGCCATCCGCGCCCCCTCAAGGTAGTTTGCTCGCGATCTTGGTTTCGAGCTCATTGATGCGAGCGTGGACGGCGCTGATGTCGAAAGCGGCCCTGGTGCGGATCGCGGCCACGTCGGTCTTGAGACCGCCCCAAGCGGCGACGATCTTGCCCGAGAGAAGGGCTCCGGCGATGAAGGTCAGGATCGCAATGATGATGGTAATCATGCTGGCACCTTCTTGGGCTTGAGCGCGGCTTCTTCAGCTCGTGAGTGGACGATCACGTCGCCGACCCACTTGGGATATTCCTTCGGCTCGTAATCGGCGGGAGGTGCGGGCTCGTGCGCCGACGGATCGCCGCCTGCCGAGACATAACCCAGAGCCGCATGCTGGCCCTCCTGGTCCTCGTTGTTAACGGTCACTGGCGGGAACACCGCGGCCTTGGCGCTTCGCGGCTCCTCCCCCGGCAGAAGAGGTTTGCCGAGGGTGGGCCGGGCGACGACTGCGGGCTGATAGCCGGGGTGGTTCATCACCTTGGGATATTCGGCGTAGGCCATATTAAGCCTTCAGCAGTCCGAGGCCCTTCAAGGCGGCAACAACGTCGCCGAAGGTGAACTGCGTCGAACCGACGCCTCCGGTGGTCGCCGAGTTGATGAACAGGCTGGTCGTCGATCCCGCTGTCTGCATGGTCGTGTAGCCAGCCGGCGTCGGAAGAGCGATCGGGCCGACACCGAAGAAACCGAGCTTGTAAGGAGCGCCCGAGCTGTCGAGAGCCGGGCAGACCATCATTCCCTGGGTGTTGCCGTCCGAAAGCTGCTTGGCGGCCGCTGTGGTCTGGGTTGGAGCAGTCATGTCCTAGTCCTTTTAGAAAACCGCAGCGACGTGCGGATTGGAGACGAGCTTTTCTTTTCCGAGAGAGATCTGCTTCCTGATCGCGTCCGCGAACCGGTCGCAGGCGTCTTTCCCCATCTTTGGACCGAGAGGGACAAGGCGCCCCTCCCGGTCCTCGACATGGACCTGATACAGAGGGTTCCTCAGCATCAGTTCGTGAGCCTAACCCCGGTCTCGGGGTAATAGGTGGCGCTTCCGTAGAGAACGTCGGCCCGGCACGGCAGCACGTCGTTGTTGATGTCGTACTGCCGAAGGATGCGGAGCGAGAGGTTCTTGTAGGTCGAGCGAGCGGCGAAATCGACGCCTTGCGGGATCTCCAGAGGCACCATCACCAGCCCGAACGTGTCCTTCACGAACGCGATGTTCTGGGCGTATGCCGTGGAGGCCGACCCGATGACGTTGATCGCCGCCGAGTTCGCCGGAGAGGCATCGACCGTCTGGTATGGACCGGAGGTGACGATCGCCGGAGTGATCGCCATGGTTGACGCTCCCGAACCGTTCGACGTGGCATTGGATGTCACGGTGAACGGCTGAAGAACGCCGGTGGACTGGCGGCTTCTCGGGTTGATCGAGTGGACTCCGGCGATCGTGAACACAGTCCCCGGAACCGCAACCGTCAGGCTGTTGCCCCAGGCTTGGGTGACGAGGCTCGATCCGGTCTGCCCGGCACCGTTGACGGTCGGGGTTCCCGAATAGGCCGGAAGCGTCTCGGACTGGACGTTCTGGTCCTGGTAGATCTCGAAGTTCGCGATGTTGGCGAGGAAGCCCTTCAACGCGGGCTGAGCGACCGACTGCACATAGACGCCGATCAGGCCGTTCGCGAGCGACCAGTAGGCCGCCGGGCCAAGAACGAGCACTCGGCCGTCCTGCGGGCAGGCCATCTCGTCCATGCGCTGTCCGACCGCCGCCAGCGACGCGAAGGTGCTGGGGATCGTGCCGGGAGTTCCGACCTTGTTGTAAATCGCGGTCCAGTTGGACATCGTGTCATAGTCCACCGTGTTCGCGATCTCGGCCATCGCGGGCTTGATGTAGCGCTCGGAGAACTCCTCGATCACCAACGTCAAATCCTGAGTGGTGAACTGGAAATCGACGTGCGCCTGCTGGTTGATGGTCACCGAGGTCGACGGCTCGTTGATGTCCTGCACGTTGAGAGCAGGGCCCTTGGAGACGATGAACTTGTTCGGCTTGCGGATCGTCAGCGTGGTGCCGATCTTGACGAACTGGTTCTCGAACTTGCGATTGACCTTGCCGGCCATCACGAGGTTGTTTTCGAGAATGAACAGCGACTCTTTCGAGATCACTTGCGGGACTAGAAGGGTGTCGGATGCCATGGCTCAAATCCTTGGAAAGGCTAGAACAGTCTTTCCCCTTTGGCCTTGGCTTCTGACTTCCTGCGGGCGAAATACTCGGCTTCGGATTCCTCTGCCGGGCCCTTGTTCACCGCGGGCGCTTCGTTGCCTAATGGCCTGATCGGGGCTGGAGCTCGCCGAGGTTCGGCCGCTGGCTTGGCTTGAAGCGTTGCCGATAGGCGGCCGATCTCGATGATCTGCTGGACAGGTGGCAACTCTGCGATTTTCGACGCTTCCTCCGGGTTCTGCCCCAGATGGTAGGCGACTTCGGCTCCGTTAATGTCCGCGACAATCGCGTTCATCATCGGTGTTGAGCACTGGAAATCGTCCGAATAGACAATCTCCTCGAAGTCTGGATGCGACTTTTTCGCGGTTTCGACCTGTGCCGACCAGGCTTTCTGAGTTTCCTGAATGTGGCGTGCCGCAGCCTGTTCGCGGGTCGCCTCAGTAGTCTTTTCCTCGACCTTGGCCTGGACTTTGCTGGTCACCGTCTCGGTGATCCACTCGGTCAGCGCGGTCTCGTATTCTTCGGGATCGAAGAAGTCGTTGCGGTTGGGCTTGCTTGAGGCCCGTTCCTCCTGGGGCTTTGGCTCGATTGCCTTGGTGAGGCGGTCGACCTGCTCCTTGAGGCGCTGCGTTTCTTCTTCTGCGGCCCGCCTGCGGTTGCGCTCCTTGGTGATTTCAGCCTTCAACCAAGGCGGTGTCTCGTCTTTGCCCGGATCTTCCGGTTTTGCGGGCTCAACCCCAGAGGGTTCAGCGGCAGATCCTGAACCTACCACGGGTGCGGCAGTTTCGTCAACAACCGGCTGCTGGACGGGCTCTGCACCCTCGGCTGTTACCGTGCTGATGTTCTCACTCATTTGTACCCTCCCCGAAATCGGTCATGGCTTGCGCGTGGTCCTCCATCGCCTGGCGCAAGCCGACCGCCTCCTCGGCCATCTTGTTGAACCCGTCGCCGACGTGCTTCTGGTGCGCCTGGCGGTCCTTCTGGACGATCCCCAGAATCTTCGCGGCGAAGTCCTTCTCGTTCTTGTCGTGCTTGAGAGACTGCTCGGCCTGCTTGTCGGTCAGCGCCTTGATGAGCATCATCCGCTCGCGCATGAGCTGCTGAAGCTGGGCGCTCAGCGACCCGATCATCGACTGCGCTTCGGGCGGCAGCTTCTTGAGCTGCGGCGTTCCCTTGAGGTGCGGCGGGATCGCCATGCCGACGCGGGCTGCGAGCTCGTCCATGCCCTCGCCGTCGAGGTTCCTGACGAGAATGTCCGCGCCGACCTGGCCGACCAGCGGGACCTCGTGAATGACCTTCATCAGGTTCTCGACCGCTTCAAGGCGCTTGGTCGCGGTATCCGGGCCGATCGTGACAGTGACCGAATAGCGCCCAGACTTCGGGTTGATCGAGGTCATCTTCTGTCCCGTGGCGGTCGGGTGCGGGACTTCCTTCGACGGGACCGCCTGGCTCGGGTCGATCTGGACCTGCTCTTCCTTGTCGTCGTCGCGAACGATGGTGAGGATGCGCTTGGTCTCGTAAATCTTGGGGATGAGATCGACCAGGATCCGGCCCGTCTGGATCAGGGCGCGAGTGTGGTTGTCGATGAAGTGATAGGTGCCGATGTCGGTCATCGACCTGATCTGCCGAAGTGCCCGCCCGCTTTCGTCGCTCAGGCGCTCGTGCATCGTCGCATCGAAGCGGATCCCGGTCGTCGCCATCATCGCCTGCGACGCGGCGTTGCGGCCCTCCACGAGCCCGGCAGGGACGCCCGGCATCGGTTGCCGCTGCGGCGGAGGAACGACCTTTTCGTCAACCGTTGTCGGCTTGTAGAGGATATACGGCATCGGCCTCGTGTTGGCCGCGGCCCATTCGTCCTCATGGCCCTCCTGCTGGCCCTCAGCCATGACCCACGGAGCCTTGGTCTGAAGCCCCAGAAGCTCGGTTTCGAGGCTCGACCAGTAGTTCAGCCGGCGTTGTGGATCGATCGCGTCGTTGATGACCCCGGCGAGGTTCAGCTTGCCCTCGATGTCGATCTCGTTGCCGACCACCCGGACCAGAGGAATCCACTTGCCCGGCCAGTCCTTGCGCTCGAGGATTTCCTTGGCCGTGATCTTGTACCACTTGACGCTCGGGATCTCGGTCTCGCGCTCGTTGGCGATGGTCAGCGTGCCGTCATCGATCTTGGCCCTTACGTCGTCATGCATCTCCTCGTCGGTGCCGACCCATCCGTTGGACAGTTCGTAGAGCTTGGTCTTTTCG